ATGGTCTCAAAAAAGCTCGTAAAGCTCCACAATTCTCAAAGAGATAAGTTGTATCCACAAAGGATCAATGCTGTTGTAACACAACCTGGTATTGGAACCCTCCTATTCGGTGACAAGACTGCTTTAGGTTACGCATCTGCATTCGATAGAATTAACGTTCGTCGTCTGTTCTTAACAGTAGAACAAGCACTGCAGAAAGCAGCAGAAGCACAACTCTTCGAACTCAACGATGAGCTAACAAGAGCGAACTTCCGTAACATCGTTGAACCTTATCTACGTGACGTTCAGGCAAAGAGAGGACTCTACGGATTCCTAGTTGTTTGCGATAGCACTAACAACACACCTGATGTCATTGATAATAATGAGTTTAGAGCAGACATCTTCCTGAAGCCTGCCAAGTCCATCAACTACGTAACACTTACATTTGTTGCTACCCGTACTGGTGTTAGCTTCGATGAAGTAGTTGGTAGAGTTTAATTTCGTAATCTAAATAACACAGGAGGATAACCTAAAATGGCAACTTCAAGAGAAAACAAGACACTCTCTAACTTTAAGTCACAACTAATTGGTGGTGGTGCAAGACCCAATCTGTTCGAGGTAGAGTTAACCACTCTACCTGATGCAGTTCAGGGATGGGAAGCAGAGAAATTTAGATATCTCTGCAAAGCAGCAGCTTTACCTGCTTCTAACATTGCTAACATCGACGTACCATTTAGAGGTCGTATTTTTAAAGTTGCAGGAGACAGAACATTTGATGTTTGGACTGTTACAGTCATCAATGATGAAGATTTCATTCTAAGAAATGCTTTCGAATCATGGATGGATCAGATTTCTAAACTCAGCAACAACCTTGGTGCTACTGAACCAGCTTCTTATATGACCGATGCTACAGTTTATCAACTAGGTAGAGGTTCTGTTAAGAATAGTAGGGACAGCAATGGTGAAGTTAATGCAGTTCTTAAAGAGTACAAGTTCATTGATATTTTCCCAACTGCAATCTCTGCAATTGATCTTTCATATGATACTGGAGATGCAATCGAGGAATTTACCGTAGATTTCCAAGTTCAAACTTTCGAACTTATTTCAGGAGGTCCTAACGGATAGGCTAAATAGAATAAAGATATTGATAAATCATGTCTAAATTATTTGGATTCTCGATAGAGGATACCGAACCACTATCTCCCACGGCGGTCTCTCCCGTTCCTCGTAATGACGAGGACGGGAATGACCATTACATGAGTAGTGGTTTTTTTGGTTCTTATGTTGATTTGGAAGGTGTTTATCGCACCGAATTTGAGTTAATTAAAAGATATCGTGAGATGGCATTACATCCAGAAGTGGATAGTGCTGTTGAGGATATTGTGAATGAAGCAATTGTTTCTGATCTGAATGATTCTCCAGTAGAATTGGATTTAGACCATCTTAATGCTAGTGATGGTATTAAGAAAAAAATTAGAAATGAATTTAAATTTATTAAAGATCTATTAGATTTTGATAAAAAATCTCATGAGATCTATAGAAATTGGTATATTGATGGTAGAATCTATTATCATAAAATAATAGATTTAAAGAGACCACAAGAAGGTCTTCAGGAATTACGTTATATTGACGCAATGAAAATGCGTTATATACGTAAAGAAAAGAAGAAAGACAGCGACAAATATAAGCCTCCAGTGTTACGTGATACTAGTAATCCTATGGATTATGAGTTTCCAGAACTGGAAGAATACTTCATTTATAATGCAAAATCAGGAGTTCCTACTGGGAACATGAATGCTACTGGTCCTAGTCAAGGAATTAAGATAGCAAAAGATGCAATTACATATTGTACTTCTGGTTTAGTTGATAGAAATAAAGGAAATACTCTATCATATTTGCATAAAGCAATTAAATCGGTAAACCAACTCCGAATGATTGAGGACTCTCTAGTAATATATCGTTTATCCCGTGCTCCAGAACGTAGAATTTTCTATATAGATGTAGGCAATTTGCCGAAGATGAAGGCAGAGCAATATCTCCGTGACGTGATGATGAGATATCGTAACAAATTAGTCTACGATGCATCTACAGGAGAGATTCGAGATGACAAAAAGTACATGGCAATGCTTGAAGATTTCTGGCTCCCTAGAAGGGAAGGAGGTCGTGGAACTGAAATTTCTACTTTACCAGGAGGTCAAAACCTTGGTGAAATCACGGATATTGAGTACTTCAAAAAGAAATTATATAGGTCGCTCAATGTACCCCCATCAAGAATGGACGGAGAAGGAGGATTTAATCTGGGAAGATCATCAGAGATATTAAGAGACGAATTAAAGTTTACTAAGTTTGTTGGACGTTTGAGAAAGAGATTCTCAAATATGTTTAATGACATGTTGAAGACCCAATTACTCCTGAAGAATGTAATTACTCCAGAAGATTGGGAGGTTATGAGTGAACATATTCAGTATGATTTCTTATATGACAACCATTTCTCCGAATTAAAAGAGTCAGAATTGTTAAATGAGAGATTAAATAGCCTTGCAACAGCAGAACCATACATCGGAAGGTATTTTTCTCAGGATTATGTAAGACGTAAAATCCTTAGACAGACTGATGAAGAGATATTAGAACAGGATAAATTAATTAAAAAAGAGATAAAGGATGGGACTATTCCCGATCCTGCTTCTATTGATCCAGAAACTGGAATGCCATTAGATGCTGTTCCAGCAACTGCATCCTCTATGGATGGTGGTGCTCCAGTAATGGAGCCAGATCTAGAGTCTGAAACAATGAAACCTGTGGAGCTTCCTAAAGGTGGAGAGATTTAAGGCTTTTACCGTTGGAGATTTACAGTTACTATATAATGCTGTAGATTTCTATTTGGAAAATAGAATAGGTGTATATAATGGAAAAGAACCAATCATAGAACCTACTGAAGATGTTTACGCCATGAAACAGCGTTTATCTAAGTTGGTTTTAGAGAAAAATTTCTATTCTAATTAATACATAAATACTAAAGGTTAACTTATTGAATTATTACTATGCCTGATGAAATGAAACCCAACATGGATAATGTGCAAGGTGAACTTATGGATATGATTATCGCTGATAAATCACCTTCCCAAATTAGTGACAGAATAAAGGATATGTTGTTTGCAAAAACAGCAGATAAAGTTGATGGACATAGATCAAATGTTGCATCTCAAACTTTTGATACTCCTGATTCTGAACCTGAAACATCTCCAGAAGAACCTGAAGTTGAAGCAGTGACTGATACTTCTATGTCTGTAGCTGGAGAATAATTATAAATAAAAATAGTAAAATGATCTTTGGACAATAACGATAATGGCACATAAACCCGTTGGAAATACAACGACTCGTTCCACAAGTAATTCTAGTGCTAGAACAGGTGCGTTGGCCCATAAAACTGATACTTTGAGAGTTGTTGCTACAGGAACTGATGGTTTTGTTGCAATTGGAACTTTACCTACTGCTACTGCTGCAAATGGATATTATATCCCTTCAGGTGGTACAGGATCTATTAGTTTAGGTGCTCCTGGAGCAAATCGAGTTATAGGAATTACCACTACCACCGCAACTGCAGGTGTTAATGGTGCTGATGGTTCATATGTTACTGTTATTGATTTTCCAGAAGGAACTGGTTGTCCATTCGAAGCAGGAGATGCTGTTACTTTAACAGTAACTGATAGTGGTGGTGGAGATCAATCATACTATGATTTTTCTCATAAATGCGTAGCATCAGTTAATAATACTGCTGGTGTTAATGGTTATTTTGGGACAAGATGCATTATTAATAATGATTATGGAGTTGGTTATGCTCATACAGCATTATCCTCCAGTAATTATGCAGAACTTAGAGGTTCATTTATGGTTGCTGTTATAGCATCAACTGGAACTGGTAATGCATATATCCAACAAGTCCAAGTCTCAGGAGAAGGTTAA